TGCAGCAGTGGACACCATCGATCCTCCGTCCCATGCAGGTTTGGAAAAGAAAGCCGAACCATTCTGGCATGACAATATCAGATCGAAAGCTCTGGACAGCTGGACGCCGGCCGACCTTCTGGCCGCTGTAGAACTGGCAAATAACCAGCTCTATATCACGGTTTTACGTAAGGATTTACGCAAAGAAGAGCGAACACGCGGAGAGGTCCGCGACGAAGGGCTGATCAAAGACCTCCGCAAGCAAATTGTTGAGCTGCAGCGAACTATTCTGGCTCAGCGCCGAGACCTCCAGATCCATTCCCACGCAACTAATGGCGAAAGCCGCGACCAGAAGAAACGCAATCAGAATGATCGTGATGCACGAAATACCAAAACCGAGCATCAGGACCAGGACGACAACCTGATCGCCTTTCCCAAACATGGATAAACGACTATGACGCGAGGTGAGCGTGTAATAGCGTTCATTGAGCGCTTTTGCATTGTGCCGGAAGGCAAGCTTCTCGGTAAGGCCATGCGGCTTGACCCCTTTCAGAAAGAATTCATCCTGGCGGTTTACGACAATCCAGTCGGTACTGATAAAGCGATACTGAGCATCGCCCGCAAAAACGGCAAGACGGGGCTGATAGCCGGCATCCTGCTGGCGCATCTGGTGGGGCCAGAAGCGGTACAGAATACCCAGATTGTCAGCGGCGCTCTGAGCCGGGAACAGGCATCCATTGTTTTCAACCTTGCGGTGAAAATGGTCAACCTGAACCCGAAGCTGCAGGAGATAGTGCACATAACGCCCAGCGGCAAAAAGCTGATCGGCCTGCCGTGTAACGTCGAATACAAGGCGCTATCAGCTGAGGGTAAAACTACGCATGGCCTGTCGCCTGTTCTGGCGATTCTGGACGAAACCGGGCAGGTAAGGGGGCCGCAGGATGATTTCATCGATGCGATTACCACAGCCCAGGGTGCGCATGAGAATCCGCTACTGATAGTTATCAGCACTCAGGCGGCGAACGATGCCGATCTGTTAAGCATCTGGATTGATGATGCGGTCAAATCGAAAGATCCGCACATTGTCTGCCACGTTTACGAAGCGCCAAAAGACGCTGATATCGGTAAGCGGGAATCCTGGCTTGCCGCGAACCCGGCGCTAGGAACATTCAGATCCGAAAAAGACATGGCGCGCCAGGCAGAAATGGCCGCACGAATGCCGAGCTTCGAAAACACATTCCGCAACCTCAACCTGAACCAGCGCGTTTCCACCGTATCCCCGTTTATCTCACGCAGCGTGTGGGAGCTGTGCGGCGGCATGCCGGTTAATACGCCGAGGAAGTGGTATGCAGGGCTGGACCTGTCAGCCAGGAATGACTTAACGGCGCTGGTTATCGCTGGTGAAGCAGAGGATGGCGTCTGGGATATCTTCCCGTTCTTCTGGACGCCTCAAAAAACGCTGGAGGCACGGTCCAAAACAGACCGCGCGCCATATGACGTATGGGCCAGAGAGGGGCTTTTACGCACCACGCCCGGCGCATCAGTCGATTACTCATTCGTTGTTGCCGATATCGCCGAAATAATCGGTGATTTCGATCTTACTTCAATGGCCTTCGACCGGTGGCGCATTGACCAGTTCAGAAAAGAGGCTGATGACATAGGCCTGAGCCTTCCTCTGGTTGAGTTCGGACAGGGCTTCAAGGATATGGGCCCGGCAGTGGACACCCTTGAATCGCTGATGCTTAACGGGCGGGTAAGGCACGGCATGCACCCGGTATTAACCATGTGTGCCTGGAACGCGGTGATCGTAAAAGATGCTGCCGGCAACCGCAAACTCGATAAATCAAAAGCAACGGGCCGTATTGATGGCATGGTCGCAATGACAATGTCCGTTGGTGCTGCTAATGGGGAAGTTACCGAACAGGGTGGTGACTTCGATGACTTCATTTTCCGACCGCTGAGCATGTGATGGAAGAACCTAAATACACGATTGACCTGCGAACCAATAACGGCTGGTGGGCGAGGCTGCAGTCATGGTTTGTCGGCGGGCGTTTAGTCACCCCAAATCAGGGCTCACAAACGGGGCCCGTTTCGGCCCACGGACACCTGGGCGATTCATCCATTAACGATGAACGGATACTGCAAATTTCGACGGTGTGGCGATGCGTGAGCCTGATTTCAACGCTCACGGCATGCTTGCCGCTTGATGTCTTCGAAACCGACCAGAATGACAACCGCAAAAAAGTGGGTTTGAGCAATCCGCTGGCGCGACTGCTGCGCTACTCACCGAATCAGTACATGACCGCCCAGGAATTCAGGGAGGCCATGACGATGCAGCTCTGTTTCTACGGTAACGCGTATGCACTGGTGGACCGCAACAGCGCGGGTGACGTGATCAGCCTTCTCCCGCTTCAGTCTGCCAATATGGATGTGAAACTCGTCGGTAAAAAAGTGGTTTATCGCTATCAACGCGACAGCGAATACGCTGACTTTTCGCAGAAAGAGATTTTTCACCTTAAAGGCTTCGGATTCACCGGGCTGGTCGGCCTGTCACCCATCGCCTTTGCCTGTAAATCGGCAGGTGTGGCAGTTGCGATGGAGGACCAGCAGCGAGATTTCTTTGCCAATGGCGCCAAGTCTCCGCAAATCCTCTCCACCGGCGAAAAGGTGCTGACTGAACAGCAGCGCTCGCAGGTCGAAGAGAACTTCAAAGAGATCGCCGGCGGTCCGGTTAAAAAACGCCTCTGGATTCTGGAAGCGGGCTTTTCCACATCGGCAATTGGCGTAACGCCGCAGGATGCCGAAATGATGGCGTCCCGAAAATTTCAGGTAAGTGAACTGGCGCGATTCTTTGGCGTACCGCCTCACCTTGTCGGCGACGTCGAGAAATCAACGAGCTGGGGATCGGGCATCGAGCAGCAGAATCTCGGCTTCCTGCAGTACACCCTGCAGCCCTATATCTCCCGGTGGGAAAACAGCATTCAGCGGTGGCTTATTCCTGCTAAGGATGTTGGCCGCATTCATGCTGAGCACAACCTCGACGGCCTGCTGAGGGGCGATTCGGCATCCCGCGCTGCCTTTATGAAGGCAATGGGTGAGGCAGGGCTACGCACCATCAACGAGATGCGACGAACGGACAACCTCCCGCCATTGCCGGGTGGCGATGTGGCAATGCGCCAGTCGCAATACGTGCCGATCACCGATTTAGGAACCAACAAAGAGCCCCGTAATAACGGGGCTTAATTTTTATGGGGGCCGTAATGCCTGAGATCGTAAAAACGCTGTCCTTCGACGAGACAGAAATCAAATTCACCGGTGACGGTAAGCAGGGGATTTTTGAAGGCTATGCCTCTGTTTTTAATAACACCGATTCCGATGGCGACATCATTCTGCCCGGGGCGTTTAAAAACGCCCTGGCGAACCAGACCCGCAAAGTGGCGATGTTTTTCAACCACAAGACGTGGGAGCTGCCGGTTGGCAAATGGGACAGCCTGGCTGAAGACGAAAAAGGCCTGTATGTGCGCGGTCAACTTACGCCAGGGCACAGCGGCGCCGCCGACCTGAAAGCGGCAATGCAGCACGGTACGGTTGAGGGTATGTCGGTTGGCTTTTCCGTTGCGAAAGACGATTACACCATCATTCCCACAGGCCGAATTTTTAAGAATATCCAGGCTCTGCGCGAAATCAGCGTCTGCACTTTCCCCGCCAACGAACAGGCTGGCATCGCAGCCATGAAAAGTGTCGATGGCATTGAAACGATCCGTGATGTTGAGAACTGGCTGAGGGATTCAGTCGGCCTCACCAAATCACAGGCAGTAGGGCTAATAGCCCGGTTTAAGTCAGCGATTCGGAGCGAGTCCGAGGGCGACGGAAACGAAGCACAAATCAACGCTCTGCTTCAGAGCATCAAATCTTTCCCTTCTAATTTAGGTAATTAATTATGTCTGAACTCGCTCTCATTCAAAAAGCTATCGAAGAATCACAGCAGAAAATGTCTCAACTTTTCGATGCGCAGAAAGCAGAAATCGAAAGCACTGGTCAGGTTTCCAAGCAGCTGCAGTCCGACCTTGCGAAAGTGCAGGAAGAGCTGACCAAATCCGGTACCCGCCTCTTCGATCTTGAACAAAAACTGGCATCCGGCGCTGATAATCCGGGTGAGAAGAAATCCTTCTCTGAACGAGCTGCTGAAGAGCTCATTAAGTCATGGGACGGTAAACAGGGCACCTTCGATGCGAAGACGTTCAATAAGTCTCTCGGCAGTGATGCAGACTCTGCAGGCTCGCTGATCCAGCCAATGCAGATCCCCGGCATCATCATGCCAGGACTGCGCCGTCTGACCATTCGTGACCTGCTGGCGCAGGGCCGCATCTCCAGCAACGCTCTGGAATACGTCCGTGAAGAGGTGTTTACCAATAACGCCGACGTGGTGGCCGAGAAAGCGCTGAAGCCCGAATCGGATATCACCTTCAGTAAGCAAACCGCGAACGTGAAGACGATCGCCCACTGGGTGCAGGCATCGCGTCAGGTTATGGACGATGCGCCAATGCTGCAGTCATACGTCAACAACCGCCTCATGTACGGCCTGGCGCTGAAGGAGGAAGGTCAACTGCTGAACGGTGACGGTACCGGGGATAACATCGAAGGGTTGAACAAAGTGGCCACCGCTTACGACACCTCGCTGAATGCTACCGGCGACACCCGCGCTGACATTATCGCTCACGCTATTTATCACGTGACAGAGTCTGAGTTTA